TCGCTTAATGCGGGTAATGCAACCATGACATGCGGCGATGATCCTGAAGATGTGGGTCAGCAAGAACTTCTTATGGCATTTGACTCGCAACTTGACTTTAATTTCAAGGTTACCTTGAATGACGCACTTACCATCTCTGGTGAACCCACGGTTCAGTACTTCCGTGGGAAGATCATGAGCAAACGCAGGAATATTGGTACGGTGGATAATATTGTTCGTAGAACATTCACCATCGGTATCAATAGCCCCATCTATGAAGTTGCTGCGACGTAAATGCCTCGCAGTAACCCCTAAGCAATAATAATCGCAGCAAAAGCTGCATAGCTGGAGAGAGATGATGAACAAACTAGATAGCGCTCGTATAGGAATTGGTGACGTCGAAATTAGCCTTGGTGGTGAAACTAAACGTCTTAAGGCTAGTTTTCGTGCAGCCCAAACCCTCTCACGCCAATTCGGCGGCTTTTCCCAAATTGTAGATCGACTTGTCAAGATAGACTTTGATGTTATCGAATCTGTCGTGGCGGCTGGTTTGCATTTAACTGATGCTGGGCGAGATGGTTTGTCTGAGAAGATCTATGCAAGTAAACCTACCACTTTTGTAGGTCCATGCATAAGGTATGTATCGAACCTAGCGAATGGTGGTCAACCAATAGAACCTAAGGATGCGGTCGAGTTTGAGGATGATGAAGACCCAAACTTGATGAGCAGTTAACCTATGAAAAGTATCTTGACTGGTTAGCTGCTAAGGCGCTAGGTTGGCTAGGGTGGAGTGAGGAGCAATTGCTTGACGCGGATCTTAACGCTATCTTGATTGCATACAAAGGACGAGTTGAGTTGCTGAAATCGATCTTTGGATCATCTGAAGATAAGGAAAAGACTCAGACACCTATTAAGGATTTCAAAGCCTTTTCAAAAGAACATAATAGGAGATTTCCTCAAATAACTAAAGGATAAAGAGGGTGGCAGAAGTCGGTTCAATAGAAGTTTCAGTATTAGCTGATGTTGAAAACTTTGAACGTAACCTTGAACAGGCTTTACAAGAAGCAATTAAGTTTGAAAGTCGAGCTAAGCAGCTATTTGGCGGAGTAAGTGTCGCCGCCAAGTCTATGTCTAAAGATATGGAGCTGACTGCTCGGTCAACTAAACTATTTGTAAGTGAGATGGATAAAGCAGCTCAGCAAGTAGTTGCTGATCTTGCTAGAATGGAAGCGCAGCGTAAAAGTATGGCTGCTGCCTTCACGCAAAAATTAAATATGAGTCTTGGCCTTGGTGGGTCAGCTCCAGACATAGCTTCACGTGCTGCAGACATTCAAGCTTATGGAAATGCACTTGATGATCTTAGAGCTAAGTTTGTTCCACTCTTTGCCATTCAGAAACAATATCAAGTACATGTAGATGAGATTAATGAAGCTCATCGTATAGGTGCTATTACTACTACAGAGCATACTCAGGCACTAGCACGAGCACAGCTTCAGTATGAAGCAAATGCCGTAGCCGCTACTCGACTAGGAAATAATCTTAAAATTAATTCATTGCAGATGGGTAACATTGCCGCCCAATTCAATGATATTGCTGTTACGATGGCTATGGGTATGAACTCATGGCAAATTGCTTTGCAGCAAGGCACACAGATCAATCAAGTTCTTTCTGGTATGGATTTTAAGACTGCTGGAAGAACATTAGCTGGCGCCTTTAAAGATATCATTAGCCCAGTTTCACTTGCCACTTTTGCTATCATTGGCTTTGGTGGCATGGCCATTCAATGGTTCTTGAATACTACAAAAGCGGCCAAGACTCTTGAAGAATCGTTAAAGAACCAACTTGAAATTCTTAAATCTATGGGTCCAGTTTATGAGGAACTTGGTAAACGAAGACAAGCTGCATTTCCAGAGTTAGAAGATCCAACTGTTGGTGTTGGTAGACTTGCACGTGAACGTGCTCAAGCTGAAGAGTTAATGCGAGAATCAATTTTTGCACAGACTGCCAGACTCCGTCGTAGTGGCGGCGGAATTATGGATATGTTATTAGGAACTGGTTTATTAAGTGGTAGTACTGCATTTGGTCGAGGTATGATTCAGCAGTTAAGATTAAAACAGCAGTTTGAACCATTTGAAGATTTAATTAGAGATCTTGAGAATGGTACCATATCTGTTATAGAATTTCGGAAGGGTGTTAATGAGATTGGTAACACTAATCCGATATGGAGAAAAGCTGCGGATGAAATTTTAAGAGTTTCAGATTCTCTTGTAAAATTAAATCAGCAACTTAATCAAGTTGCTAAGGGTCTTCAAACTGTTCTTCAAGGTCCTGGAGTACTTCAGCGGCGCCTTGAACAAGTGCTTGGTGGGGCTAATTTATTTCAACGTATGCATCCTGAAAATCAATTTCCATTTACTCGAGGGCGTTCACCTGAACAAATACAAGTGGAACTTTTACAGCAACAGATTCAACTGGAAGCTCAACTTCAAGATATTCAGGCTCGTACAATAGTAGAGCGGGTAGCTGCTGCTCGAGCGTTAGAGGCAGCAAGAAATGTAGAAGGTGAAACTAAAGAAGAACGAGCTGTACGAGCAAATACAGCTGCCATCTTAGAACAGGCTCGTGCTGAGCGTGAACTTGCAGATGCTAAGCGTGATCGTGATAGATCAAGTAGAGAAGCTGTTGAAAATCTTCAGCTTGAACTAAATTTAGTTGGTAAAACTGCCGCTGAACAGGCAGCTTTGCGTTTTGAATATGAACGTTTACTTCAGATCCAACATGAGATGGAGGATCAAGGTACATCTATTGATAGGTATCGCCAAGAGATTGAGTTGCTACAGCAAAGAACTGAAGCAATTAAGCAATATACTCAAGCACTTAATCGTGCGAAACTTCAATTTGATATTATGACTGAGCGTGAAGAAATCTTTATGAAGGAAAGTGAGCGAGAAATCCGTGGAAGAATTAGAGGCGCTGGTCTAGATCCTAATATGGAACCTGCCTTACAAGCTCAGCTTCGTTATAATCAAGAACTTGAACGTACTCGTGATACGTGGCAGATGATCTTTGATGAGGTAAATAGTGGCGTCGATAGCATGGTTGATGCCCTATTTGAGGGTGGTCAAAGTTTTGAAGATACATTAAAACAGATTGGTCGTCAATTTGCTCGGTTGATGTTTGACCTTGCAGTAACTAATCCTATTAAGAATTGGCTTACCGGTAGTGAGTTTAAAACGATTGCGGATTTAGGTATCTTTGGGAAAGGTGCCTCGAGTGGTCGTGGTGGAGGCTTTGGCGGGGCACTTGGTAAGTTGTTTGGGGCAGATAAGATAGCTACTGCAACGATGCAGGTGCAAGCTGCTACAGTTATTGTGAATGGTGGTATTCCAGGTCTTCCTGGTGGAATCCCAGGGCTACCAGGTGCTGATGGTGGAGGGGGTGGTGGAGGTGGCGGGCCAACAGACATAGCCCAGAAGTATATTCAAAGCCGTATAGATTCTGCATTTGGTACTAAGCCTTCTTCAGCATCAACTAGTGGTCAAAATTATATTCAAACTCGTATTGATCAGGCATTCAGTAGCATAACTGGTGGAGGTGGTGGTGGCGGGGGTGGTGGTGGCAACTGGCTAAATTATATAAATCAGAGCGCTACACGTAATTTACCTTTGAGCCCTAAGCTTGTTGAACAAATGAGTTTCCTTCAGGATATGGGCATTAGGATGGATGTCTTTTCTGGAGGGCAACCAGCTTTTGGGGCTGGTCGTGTTGGTTCCCATCGACATGATCTTGGCGGAGCTGCTGATGTATTCTTTTCAAAGGGTGGTCGACGTCTTGATTGGGCGAATGCTGAAGATGTTCCAATTTTTCAAGAAATTGTTAGTCGAGCCAAGGCACGTGGCGTTACTGGATTTGGTGCTGGTGAAGGTTATATGCAACCAGGTAGTATGCACATAGGTGGTGGTCCTGAAGCTGTGTGGGGTCGTGGTGGTAGTGGGGCAAATGCACCTAGCTGGTTACGTGATGCTGCATCAGGCCAAGGAGGTATGTCACAAGCTTCACAAGCCATTGATACTATGACAACTTCAGCAACGAATGCAGCTAGCTCTCTTGCTAAGGTTGGATTGTCTGGCTTTGAAACTGTTAAAGGATTAACAGATGCTGCAGGTGGATTAACACAATTTGGAAATATACTTAAAAATTTCATGGCGCCGGGAGGTGGCTCAGAGGCTGGATGGTTCCAGAGTCTTATTAAAGGTGCAGGTTCACTATTTGGTGGCGGTCCAGCTGGAGCCGTGAGTTATATGCAGTCCATCTCACCTGCTGCAACTAGTGCCATTCTATCTGGTGCTGGTGGCTTGTATCAACAAGGTGGATTTACTGGTGGTAGTGATCGACGAGGAATTGCTGGTCTAGTGCACCAGAAAGAATTTGTCTTTGACGCTGACTCTACTCAAAGAATCGGGGTTCATAATCTTGAAAAGATTCGTCGAAGCAAGTTACCTGGAGCAGTTCCTACACCACCTACTTGGTCTGCAAATGCTATGTGGAGATCTAATGGAGGCGGAGGTGGCGGAGGTCTAGGTGGATCTAACGCAACTAAAATCATTAACGTTTTTGATCCAACTGTAGTTGGTGATTATCTCTCAACTGATGCTGGAGAAAAGATGGTTATGAATGTTATGCGGCGTAATCCTAGTGGTAGAGGGGGTGCTAGTGGCTGAGCTGTGGCCTTATCGTCCTACTATCGGTACAGCTGAAAGCTTAGAGTGGTTTACCGAGATTTTACGTTCCCGTACGGGAGAGCAGCGGCTTTGTCTTCGTGAGGTCCCTCGCCAATTTTTCGACTATTCTTCAATCTTAGAAGATCATGAGTTTAGCAGAGCTAAGGCGTTTGCCCGTCGTAATGCTAATTTACCTATTAAGGTTCCTGTCTGGGTTGAGGTTACTGAGTTGGATTATAGCCTTGCAGCAGTTGACACCACTATAGATTTAGATACAACTACAGCAGATTATCGAGTTGATGGGGATCTTATAGTTTGGAGCGATAACTCAAGAGCAATAGCAGCTACAATCTTGGCAATTACTCCAACACAGATTACCTTAACTGAGCCACTTGGCACCTCATTCAGTGCTCCGGTAGTGGCGCCTGTTCGGTTAGGCCTTGCTATGGATGGTTTCAGTTATACGCGGGAATCTACATTTACTAACGTGGGGGCCAGTTTCCTAATCATAGATAATGAAAACTTAACCTGGGTAACTGACTACCCACAATACCTTTCCCTTGATGTGATTACTGAAGAGACTGTTGTAGTTTCAGACATTAATGAAACAATTATTCGGATAAGTGAATACGTGGATAGTGGTTTCGGTTTAATGGTTCCTGAGGATAAGTCAGATTATAATGACTTTGGTCAGACTCTTGGTTTCGTAGAGTATGGCGCGGCTGCATTGTGGCGACGTCGAAAATGGTTCTATGGTCTTCGTGGTAAGCAACAAGCCTTTTGGTTGCCTTCATTTAATGAAGATTTAAGGCTTGCAGAAAATATTACGTCTGGATCTACCTTAATTAAGGTAGATACTATTGGGCCACTTACTAGTTATGTTGGTCAACATATTATGATTGAACTTAATAGTGGTGTTCGATACTTTAGGGAAATTGTAAGTGCAGCACAGTTATTTAATGATATAGATCAAATAGTGGTCAATTCAGCAATTAGCGCGAACATAACTCAGACAGATATTAGGAATTTTAGTTTTCTTAGTAAGGTAAGGCTTAATTCAGACACTGTTCAGTTTGAATACTTAGAGACTGGAATTACTACAATAACTGTTCAAATCATGGAAATCCCAGCATGAGTTATGATGCCATAGAACATTCAGGTGCTTTAGGTCAACCTTTTTTTCTGTATGCCTTTTCAGATAACTCTGGCACAACTCGGTTTGCATCTTTACCTCTTGACATAACTCTTGATGGTCATGTTTGGACAGCTTCGCCGATTGCTCATTCTGAGGTTGAACAAACTGGCAACGTTGAACGTTCAATGATTGAGTTTACGTTTCCGATTAGTGATGCGTTTGCAACTGACTTTCTTCAACCTACAACTCAGATCACAACAGTAACTATCTTTCGTTCACACCACTCGGATATAGATCATGAGTTAAGAAGCTATTGGAAGGGTCGCCTGGTTGGCGCCAAGTCCACCAAGTTTAATGTAGAGTTGGTTGCCGAGTCTGTCTTTACCTCGTTACGTCGACCTGGCTGCCGTGTTCGAGTTCAACGTAGCTGTCGCCATGATCACTATGGACCTGTTGGTTGTACCTTGAATCGTGCTGCATGGGAGGTAGCTGGCACAGTAACTGCAATAAATAATATCTCACTTACTATTCCTGAAGCTGCTTCTTTAGATAGTGGTCGACTTAATGCTGGTATCATTAATTGGGGTGGACGCTTTGGCTTTGTACAATCACACTCTGGATCTTCAATAACTTTGGTAAGCGAAATTCCAGATCTTGAAGATAGCTTTGAGGCAAGTGGTCCACAGGCAATTTTAATGGCGCCTGGGTGTGATCGTAGTTTAACTGGCGCACGTGGGTGTGCTTCCTTCAGCAATCAACTTAACTATGGAGGATATCTCTGGTTGCCGCAACTAAATCCATTCACCACTAGCCTTATTTAGGAGCCTGCATGATCTTTTGGAATATTGTTATAGGCATTGCTTCATTTATTCTTAACCTTGTGTTGATGCCAAAGCCGCAAAATGCAAAGGCTTCTTCACTTGATGATGTTGATGCTCCTGTTGCGGAGGAAGGTTGGGAAATCCCGGTTGTTTTTGGAACTCCCACACTTCGAGGACCTAATGTCGTTTGGTATGGCGACTTTGATGCTGATGCAATCAAAGGTAAACGACGGTATGGGTTCTTTGGACCGAGGCAAATAATAGGTTATCAGTATCAAATTGGGATGCACCTAGTGCTTTGCCATGGTGTGGCGGATTTTATTCGTAGCATTTGGGTAGGTGACAAGGAGGCTTGGGCGCCAGTTAATGCACAGGAGGCTTTGGAACTTCCAGTAAGCATCTATATTGATAAGCCTAATCTTTTTGGCGGTAAGGATAAGGAGGGAGGTATCTGGGGACAGGTGGATCTTTTAAGTGGTAGTCCTGCACAAGGTCAGAATGACTATCTTGTAGCGAAACTAGGTGCTGGTGCCGATACTCCTGCATTCCGAGGCGTTGTAAGTGTTGTTTTACGACGCGGCGGCTCTGATATGAGTGGAATGCATATTGGCACAACAACCTATGTTAAGCCTTGGGATTTTACATTAACAAGAATGCATAAAACATCTCAAGGTGCAACTCAATGGTATGATTCCAAGGTTGCGGTACCTGAGACCCCTGGCGGCGGCTTGGCTAATGAACCTGGGCTCACTTTAAATAGACCAGGTGGTACTGATCATGATATGTTCTCTCGGAACATAACAACTAACAATAACTGGGCTGCCTTGAGTACCACCTCGATACCTACTGCTGATGGTAGTACTACTAATGGTTTTAGAACTTATGTGTGGGATGTTAGGGATGGCTCTGGACGCTATTTTGATAGTACTGGTAATGTTGGCATAGGAGGCTATTGCTATATCACTAAAGGTGGCCTCTTAATTACTCGAGGAGGTGGCAATATTTGGGGAACTGGTGACACAACATTATATTGGCGAGACCTTTCAACCTCTAACATGAATGTAGTTAAAACACAAGCAGTAAGTCCTTATTACTCAGGGCCTGAACTTAATTCCGGTCTTCAAGCATGTGAAATAACTATTGGTGGCACTACCTATATGTATATGCAGATTTATCCATACATTGCATTTACTGGACCTATCATGTTGTTTGAGAATAATAATCTTGTTGCTTCGGCCCAACCCAATACCGACATTATTACTGGTTGGGGTTACTCAACCATGGGAACAGTATATGCATATGCAGAAAGTGGCTCTGCTGGCACTCATGTTTCACGTGTTAAGTGGGTTGATCATTCATTTGAATCAGCTAAGATAAATCCAACAGGAATTAGTGGGGATCTTCATGATACTATCGGGGCCATTGATTATAATCAAGCTACAGATGAGGTAGTCATAACTCTAGTTAATGGAAGGATTCTTGTCTACACTCCAGACCTTATGACTTTGAAGCGGAGTGGTAAACCAGCTGGGATGACGGGCTCAGGGATAAATCAACAAAGAAACCTGACAGATAATATAATTGTAGATGCTAATACTGTAATGATGGTCGATGGTTCTCAATATGCGCCTTCACATGTGGTGGATTGGTTCCATTTCGTAAACCTTAATACTTTTGAGATTGAACGAACCATTACTGTAGATTCATCTAGTTATGTCCATCGGGAGGATTCTGCACTCTATATGGCCTTCAATGATCTTCATGGTGGTGTCTTTATTAAACGAAGTGGTGGAAACATTAGTTATACTTTATATTGGCCAGTTATCCCTGCTGAAGGGTTGGATATGAATCCATCCCATATTATTCGTGAATGTTTGACGGATCCATTGTGGGGTATGGGTTATACCTCAGCTGATATAGATGATGTCAGCTTTCAGGCGGCGGCAGATGCTCTTTGGGATGAATGTTTCGGACTTACTTTAGTTTGGGCAAAGGAGGAGCGTATTGAAGATTTCGTCTCTATGGTACTTAGTCATATTGATGCCTTCCTTTATCTTAAAAGGTCAACAGGTAAGTTTGTTCTTAAGCTTGTAAGAAATGACTATGATATAAACACGATCCCCATAATTAATGAAGATGACGTCATTATGTGGGATAATATTGAGCATCGGCAACCCGCTGAGTCCATAAATTCAGTCATTGTAAAGTATACTGATCGTGGTAGCCGCGGTAAAGATGCCTCACACTCATTTGATAATACCGCACAGATAGCGCAACTTGGTGAACGTATTAGCACCACTAGATTTTATCCAGGAATTATGCGAGGTGGCCTTGCAGTTCGTGTAGCTCAACGTGATCAACGTTCACTAGGTATTGGCATCATTACTGGGCGGATTGTAACCAAGCGAACCGAGATGGAGGAGCTTTATCCCGGCGACCCATTTAGGCTCGTCTCGAACCGTCATCATCTAGAAGGCCAGGTCTTTCGTGTAATGGATATGCGGCTTGGAGATGGCCGAAGCAATCAGTTACAGGTACGTATTGCCCAAGACGTATTCAATCTTAATCCTAATGAGCTTGTAGATACTGGCTCAAGTTTATGGCGTCCACCTGACGCCACCCCGCTTCCTGTTACTCAGCGGTTTGTTTGGGAGATGCCATTCCGTGAGATGGTTCAGTTGATGGGGCCTGCAGACTCAGATGCACTTTTGGCAGCTAAACCAACTGCTGGACTTTTACAGGCTACTGGAAGAAAACCTAACCCTGGAGCTACTGACATAGTTATTTATGTAGATGGTGTTGAGGAAGATTCAGCATTCTTTTCACCATTTGGGATCACAACTACAGACCTTGCACCACTTGAAGATGAGATTGTAGTCTCTGGCGGTGTGGATCTTGATGATATTGTGCTTGGTAGCCTTGCAGTGATTGCTGATAGTTCTAACGAAACGACTGAAATCATTCGCATAGATCTAGTAACTGATAGCACCTTGGCAGTTTCACGCGGCATGTTGGATACTGTACCTCAGGCCCATCTTACTGGAAAATATATCTTTGCCTTTGATGATACTGCGATGACTGATTATAATAATCGAGTTGCTGGAACCTCGGTAACTGTACAGTTAGCCACGCGTACACCTGCCGGTGTCCTTGATGTGGCCTCTGCCCCTTCTGATACTTTACTTTATGATGGTCGTGCAATTCGGCCATTTCGTCCAGCTAATGTTCAAATAGAAGGTTATGTAGAGGGCCCGGTTGATGCGCAAGGCCTCATTGATATTAATGTTACGTGGGCTAATCGAAATCGACGGACTGAGGTTGAGGTACCATTAGAGTGGGATGATGACGATGTTACTCCAGAAGTTGGGCAAACTACCATTATTGAAGTTTATGAGGAGGATGGCACAACCCTCCTAACAACACATGCAGATCTACCAGGTACTAGCTTTGATGTTCCTATCACTTCATTTGATGGGCAACCTATTGGTGTAGTTAAGATTGGCGCCGAGCGTGATGGTTATCGTGAATGGCAAGCTTATTCTTTCATAGTCTTTGTATCTGCAGATAACTTGATCCTTGACAGCGATGACTTGGTTCTCGATGATGAGACTCTCTACATTGGAGAATAAACATGGCTCTGAACATTAACCCTGACACTACGTTGACTGCAGATGAGGAGGCTAAGCTTTATCGCTCCTTTTGGGCACGGACAAATACTTCGGTATTGTCAAGAACTACCTCACTTCCAGGTTCACCATCCGCGGGTGATATTTATATTGTCCCTACTGCAGATCCTGGTGGTGATAATATTGTCTTCTATTATGATGATGATTGGCACGCCTTAACTCCTGATGAGGGTTGGACAGCCTATGTTATAGATGATGAAGAAAATGTCCAATTTGTAGGTGGTGAGTGGACAGTCTTTGCTGCAGGCGATGGTGGCGGTGGGGGTGGTGATACGATTGAGCTAGCCTTGTTTGTGAGTGGTAAGCCATCGGCAAGTGAAGTGGTCTTTCGTCACGATGCTACTGCAGCCTATACCTTACCAGCTGGGCTCATTGGCTCTCAAGGGTCAGCAGGCATTGCGGCGACGGCCTCAACTGTATTAACTATCAAGAAGGATGCCTCGACAATTGGTACAGCCACCTGGGCCATTGCAGGAACCGAACCTACCTTGGCCATGGCTTCTGACGCTGTTTTTGCTGTAGGTGAGGTCTTAAGTGTCACAGCGCCAACTCCACAAGATGCCACTTTGGCAGACATCTCGCTCTCGTTTCTAGGAACATTGTCATGACAGTTTATTTTCAAGGCGCAGAGGTTGAGGACTTTATCACAGCTGGTACCGTCTTTAACCTTACAACAGCTGGTCACTTTACTACTGCCAATGCCCGTTGTGCTATGGGCATGACGATGGGAAGTGCTGAAGATACTCACTATCTTCAGGCAGTAATGTCTGCAACAGCAACTTCAGCTTGGTTTCATATGAAGATTAGGTGGGATGCTTTACCTGCACTTGCCTCAAGTAAGCATGCATTTAAGTTATATTCAGGATCTACATTATTACTTACGGTTCAATTTGGCGGTACTCAGTGCAGAATGAATAAGTATACTGGATCATTTACTGTGTTATTAACCTCAGCAGCTTCTTCTTTGGCTGAAGATACTTTATATACTATGGATATTCAGGTTGTGATGGGAAATCCTGGAACTTTTCGGCTTTATTTAAATGGCACGGTAATTCTTGCAGATACTACCTTGGACCTTACCTGGGGTGGGGTAACAAGTTTCGATAGGATAAGGCTTCAATCAGCCTATACTACTGAAGGTGGTAGCTGGCGCAATTCATTTGGTGAAGTTTTCATTGCTGACTTTAATACGATCAATTCAAGGTTAGTAACCATCGTACCTAATGGTGCTGGTACATATTCAGCCTGGACTGGGGCCTATACAGCAGTTGATGACATCACAGCCTCGTTAGATTATATGTCAAGTGGCACAGTTGATCAACGAGCCTCCTTTGGATTTTCTGATGCTTCAGCCTTGGCTGCAGGCGAGCGGATTGAGTGTGTTAAGGCTACTGCCTTAGCTCAACGTGACGCAGCTGGGCCGCAAAAGTTGAATATCTTCTCCACCATCTCATCAACTGACTATGATACGACTGATCAAACATTGACAGTTGCCCCGGTAGCTGTTTATAAGATGTGGGATAATTCACCAGCAACCTCTACGTATTGGACCTTAAGTGAGCTGAATGACGCTGAATTTGGCTTTAGATCGAGGACCTAGCTATGACAGTCTACTTTCAAGGTACAGAACTTCAAGATTTCGTGATAGGTGGTACATGTAATATGTACACGACTGCTGGTTACTTTACCGCAGCTAATTCTAGAGGTGCTGTTTATCCATCAGCTGCTTCCTTGACTGAAGATTTAAATTATTTTGATGCCATATTTTCTTCAGTGGCTTCAAGCATCTGGTGCCATTTTGTATTCCGTTGTGATACTTTAACCAATAATGATAAGCTTTGGAAATTATACAGTGGCACTACACAGCTCCTTAGTTTACAAAGTGTGATAGCCAATGATTCATTAAGGCTTCAAAAGTATGCAAGTTCCACATGGTCGACTATAGATAGTTCTGGCAGCTTTGTCTTTGCAAATAATGGATTGTACGTGGTTGATATTCAGGTCATCTTGGGAAATCCAGGAACTTGCCGAGTGTATCTTAATAATGTACCAGTTATTGCCAGCAATGCATATGATCTTTCCTGGCCTTCTGTTACTGATTTTAGTAAGATTCGTTTTCAAAAGACATATAACTCAGATTCTGCTACTAGACGTGGTCACTTCTCAGAGGTTATTGTAGCTGATTGGTGTACCCTTCAATCTAAGGTAGTGGGCCGTGGTCCAGATGCCAATGGTGCCTACACTGCATGGACAGGTGCAGGTTATACGGCCATTGATGAGGTGATACTTAGCGCGGATTATATGACAAGTGGCACAGTTGATCAGAGAATTTCAGTCTCACTTGGTTCCTTTACTGCACTAGGAGCTAATGAACGAATTGAAAATGTTAAAGCATCTGTTAATGCTTTCCGTGACGCTTCTGGCCCTCAAAGCTTGAATCTATTTACTAGAATAAGTACCACTGACTATGATGGTAGTGATCAGGCTCTGACAGTACCTGCTGCACATTATAGTCAAAGTTGGGCAACTTCACCGGCCACTGCAACTTACTGGACACCTACAGAACTTGATGCCTCTGAATTTGGCGTGAGATCGAGGACGTAATGGGTAATAGTTTAGAGAAGCTTCACGTATCAGCAGCTTATCGTAATACCACGGCGACTTCGCTTGTTGATGCTATTAGGCTAGAGAAGTTTAATACGTCAGCAGCCTATAGAAATACTACTGCCGACTCACTTCTTGATCTATCACGAACTGAGAAGTTTTACACTACTGTAGTTGTTAGGCAAACAACTGCTGGTTTCATTGACCAGATCCTACTTGATAAGTTCTGGGTCACGGCGGTTTATAGGGCTGGCATCGAGGTTCCTGCTGAAACTCGCCGGATTAAGAATGTTCAGACCGGTAAGACTTGGCCGTTAGCCATCTATGGTACACCTGTCTTGACTGCCGATGAGGATGAGGCTTATGATGGCTTTACTGTTCGACGGATGGGTGGTACGCCGCCAATTACTTATTCATTACAAGGCACCTGGCCAGATGGTATTACGATTGATGATGAGACTGGGGTAGTTTCAGGAACCCCAACGGAGGGTGGTACCTTTGCAAGCCTTTCAATTAGGGCCACAGACTCTGCAGAAGTTCCTGAAACCTCGGACCTTGCTACCTTTACCTTGGAGATTGAGTCCTCTATACCACCTGAAGCACCTTCAGATCCTTATTTCGAGTATGTTCTCTTGCTAGTAGGTGCCAATGGGGCAGATGCCTCGACTACCTTCATTGATGAAAGCTCTTATGCTCGTACATTGACAACTAACGGTAATGCCCAGATTGATACTGCTCAAAGCAAGTTTGGCGGGTCATCTGCATTGTTTGATGGTACAGGTGACTACATAACTGCACCAGATAGTGATGATTGGCGATTTAATGGAGCCTTTACGATTGAGTGCTGGATGCGGGTGCCTTCAGGTGCGGCGGCTGCCAACTATCCACTTGTCGTGCATGATCCAGGAAGTGGCTTTGATCGTTCATGGGGCTTCTATTACCTAAGGCAAAGTTCGACTGACTCACAGCTTAACTTTGAAGGTTATGCGGATGGATTTACATCAGGTTTAGGTATCTCGTCACTTAGTGCACTTAATGGTGGCTTGGTGACTGTTGATACTTGGCATCATGTCGTTATTGAGCGTGATAACCTAAATAAGATGAGGCTTTATTTTAATGGAACTATGGTGGGTTCTGCAACTGGTAAGTCAGGAACATTTTACAACTGTCCAAACCCACTTGCCATTGGGGCACAAAGTGATGGCTCACCAGCCTTTTATGGCTGGATAGATGAGGTTCGTATCACTAGAGGTATTGCTAGGTATGCTAGTGATAGTGGTTTTACTGTAACAACTGAAGAATTTCCACGAGCTGGACCTATAGATCCTTATTGGAGTTATGTAGTCCTTCTTATGAAGGCCGAAGGTACAGACACTTCAACAACATTTATAGATGATAGTTCCTATAATCATACATTAACCGCGGTCAATAATGTTCAGATTGATACGGCACAGTATAAGTTCGGGTCATCCTCGGCGCTGTTTGATGGGAGTGGTGATTATATTAGTGCACCGGATCATGCAGGTTGGGATTTGTCAGATGCTAACAGCGACCAATTTACCGTTGAAGCATGGATCAGACCGGCCGCTGGTGGTGGTACTATTGCAGGACAGGACAGCGGTGATGGTGCAATGTCTTGGCTATTTGGTCTTTCAGGTACTAACTTGAATTTTCAGTGGACGCATACCGGCGGCTATTTTGACAGCAGTCTTCAAAGTCGCAGCTCATTCCCGAATAGTCTGTCTCTTAGTGCATGGCATCATGTTGCAGTAGACAAGGATGCTACTGGTAAGATTCGGCTTTATATCGACGGTGCTACGGTCAATGCGGTCTCAGCGCCGGCCAACAGTGCAATCTTCAATGCCAGTGCTATTCTTAAAATTGGCAGCAGCCCTAATCTTGGCGACTTTAATGGCCACATTGATGAGCTTCGCATCACCAAAGGCATTGCACGCTATGCAGCAGATAGCAGCTATACGATACCAACAGAAACATTCCCGCAAGCTGGTACTCCATCGACAACGGCTGATTCGACATCAATCAAAGCGGACACTACCTCCTACACAGCGGACAAAAGCTAATGACCAAACAAACGATTAACATCGGTACAGCAGCAAACGACGGAACAGGTGATCCGCTGCGTACCGCTTTCACCAAGAGCAACGACAATTTCACCGAGCTCTATTCTGCATGGCAGCTACAGTGGGGGCCGCTGGTCAATGAGGCGCCTGCCACTAACTATGCCACGCTTGACAGCCGCAATAGCAGGCCGGTGCTTGATTTTGATGCAACGACGCAGGAAGCCACGATCTTCAGCGGAACGCTACCAGCCAATTATACAGGCGCCGGCATCACTGTCGCAATCTGGTGTGCATTAACCAGTGCGACGAGCGGTACGGTCGGTTGGGAGGTATCGATCGAGCGCACTGACGTATCTAGCCTTGACATCGACGCCGACAGTTTCGCCACCGCAAACACGGTAACGGCGACGACAGTACCAGGCACCAGCGGTCAGGTGCTAAAGATGAGCGTCAACATTGCCAACGGTTCTGCGATGGACAGTCTGGCAGCCGGCGAATTGTTCCGCATCAAGGTGGCGCGTGATGTGGCCAATGACACAGCGACCGGCGATGCCGAACTTTTGCGTGTTACGATGGTAGGGCAATGAGATGGCACTCTCCGGTTCCAGCGGCGCTTACTATCGAGCCAACTCGCTTATCCCGAGCACCCTTGGCCTGAACAATGCTGACACGATTCACTGCTTCGTCAGATCAACTGCCGCACCGTCGACCAGTAATTATCGAATCCCCTTCGGTTATCTCGGCGGCAATGGTCCCGGCGGTGCGCAGCGACCGCATGAATCGATTGATTGGAATCATATGAGCGCCTCGTTCTACAAGTCGCGGCAGCATCGCAGCAACACCGATACCTATGTGAGCGCGCAGCTTACAACAACTCCGTCCGTCAACACCTGGTATTCCATCGCCAGCACGTTCGACGGCACCAACGCCCGAATCTATCTGAACGGTGCACTTGAAGGGACCAGCGTAGCCACAACTCCATCCCATGTCAGCGATGTCTATGTTGACGTGCTGGCACAGATGACCTTTGCTGGTGTACTGGACAACGCGACACAGTTCCTCGAAGGGCAGGTTGCCGAGTGCGCCATCTGGAGCGTTGCACTAAATGCCGACGAGATCGCTGCACTGGCCAAGGGCTTCCGTGCCAGACTGATCCGGCGATCCCAATTGGAAGTCTACTATCCCAGTGTCCGCGACCTGCACGATCTGGCGCGTGGTCGAACAATGGTCCTGACCGGGGCTGGCAGTACAGTGGTTACTGATCATCCTCGAGTGATTGGTTAACCCTGTTAAGGTATAACGAGGTTAAGATGCCCTTCGATCGTAAAGTATTCTTCGACTCGGTCCGCGGTTCACTGTTCGGTGGCTCATTGACCCAGAGTCAGGTTGATGGCATGGGCTTCAAGCTTGATCAATGGGCTGAGAGGTGGTACTCTAAGGATCCGCGTCACCTTGGCTACTCATTTGCCACCTCGTATCATGAAACCGGAGCCATGATGATTCCTGTCAGAGAAGGCTTCTGTAAAACTGACCAAGAGGCTCGTGAGTATGTTAGAAGACAAGGCTATCCATATGCTAAGGTAGATCCAGTTACAGGTGAAGTTTATTATGGCCGTGGTGACATTCAAACGACATGGGCGGAAAATTATAAAAAGGCGGGTAAGGAGATAGGTATCGGTGACGAACTTTATCAAAACCCAGAACTTATGCTTCAGACAAAAATCTCTGCTGACTGTCTCTTTCAAGGGATGATGGAAGGCTGGTATCGTGGTGATAAGAAAGGCAGACAAACTCTTCCACGTTACTTTAATGAAACTGTTGATGATGCCTATAATGCACGAGAGATCGTTAATGGTGACAAGGCAAAGGTTCCATCATGGTCAAATGGGGTTTCTATTGGCAAGTTAATTTCAATCTACCACAGTAAATTCCTTACAGCTATCGAGGCTGCCTGGACTGAGCCAACTGAACCACCAGAAGAACCAACTGAACCTGATGTCGAGGTTCCAACCGTTACCATCACTACTACTGGAAAGGTAATCCTTATAGTTAATGGGGAGCAAATTGTAACGTGAGTGAGCCACAGCAACCACAAAATGGTCGGTTGCTGACATGGCTTAATGCAGTTAAGGGTCTAACGTTTACTAATGTGTTGGTAATTGGTATGTTAGTTGTCATAGCCATCCCTACCTATACATTATGGAAGGCTCTTGGCGATGATAAACTATTAGATAGGTTCTTATCTACTTATGAAGAGTTAAGTAGTCAGAATAGTGGATGTACAGTACGACATATGCAAGCACGCGGCGGTCCGGACATTTGGGGCATTAGTTCAGGCTTTGCCTATCAAGGCGAGGGTCGATGGTTAGTATCAGTGGCACTTCCCGCCGAGCCTAGCATCGAGGAGATCATGAGTTATTGTGAAAGCCTCAAACTCATCGCTGATAAGATGCTTGACCGTTCTAGTGATGGTAGTAACAATGATGCTACTATCAACTCAGGCGAAAACGATCAAATTCACAGCAGACCAATGCAGAGTCCTCCGACAGACGGGCGTTGATGTAACTGGTCTTGGGTGCCCTCCACCGCCCCCACCCAAAAAGAAAAAGGTAAAACAACAGTGAGGTTTACGATTGCTGTTTGTATATTCCTTACTGGATGTAATACATATAACCCTTATGTTGAGTTTAGTGATGAACAATGCCGCTTTTTATCTGCACGTGGTAATAACGTCTTTTTAATTTGTCGTAGACCACCAGGCTCAACATCACAACAAGCTCAACAGTCAGGTACAAGCTCTGGAAATAACGGAAGTGATGGAAGTAATGGAGGACAAGGGTCGCCAGGATCACCAGGTGCGCCTGGTGCTCCAGGTACACCCGGATCGCCAGGTACACCCGGTGCGCCGGGTTCGCCTGGTACTCCAGGTACGCCAGGTACCCCAGGACCGCCCGGTCCGCCCGGTCCGCCAGGACCTCCGGGGCCTCCTGGTCCGAGTGGTGGCGAGGATCCTAACAAAGGTCATGGCAACAATCCAGGGCATAATGACCCGGATAACCCAGGAAAAGGGAAGAATAAGTGAGTGACTGTGACAATCTTACTCTTAATGGTGATTGTATCAGTCCTATTAGTAGCAACTGTGATAATGATAGCAACCGAAGAAGTAACCATAGGGGTAGCTTTAATTATCGGAGTCTTAATTGTAGCTCTAGTTTTCTTGATTCTTATTACCATAATATCATCAATCTAAATCCAATCAGTAATCTTGGTGCCGAGGACTGCATGAGCTAAAGTTTTCTTCTGCCTTAACAGATAAAGTACCCGCTCGTTAATAGTATCCTTGCTGAAGAAATCTGTATAAACAACTTGGGAGTCTTGACCAATACGCATGGTTCTATCTTCAGATTGAAGTCGATGTTCTAAGTTATAGCCATTAGAGAAGTAGAAGTTATTCTTACCTGTAGTTAAGGTTCTACCATAACCAATCGATTGTTGATTAGCAACGATCCAGTAAAGTGGATGTTTAGCATTTTGGAAGTTAGCTATCGTCTCCGCCCGTTCTTCGTCGCTTACACCACCGTAAAAACGACCAACAAACTTGGTGCCGTATTGTTTGCAGAGAAAATCGTAAAGGAACTCGCAGAGTCCTCGATAATTGCACCAAATAATCCCCTTACCTACAGACTCTTCAAGTTGAGTGACAAGGGCGTCTGGGCGATTACTATCGAGGATCTCAAACCTCCCATCAGGCATTCTTAACTGACCGCAGGCAATTTGGTCAAGTCGCGTGATTACGCCAAGTATGTTTGTAGCCTCGATAATCTCCCCATCGCCAAGTTCCACCAAGGCCTCGCGGCGCATCTGTTCATAACATTTATACTGTTCATCTGTCAAAGGTACAGAGACCTTCTTATAAATCTTGTCAGGTAAGTCAAGGCACTCAGCCCGGGTCATTACTGTAGCAAAGGTCTTAAGTTTGTTTTGAAGCATGTCAAGGTTCTTATAACCCTTGATTGCCTTGAAGTGACGTTGTCCGTAGAACTGGACCTCCTCGATGGCATAGGTGCCCTTGAAGGCATAGAAGCTTTTATGGCCCAAGATGCCCCGACCTAGTACAAGGCACTGACCCCACAGATCCATTGGTGAACGTGTGATAGGTGTACCTGTAAGGATTCGACGATACTTTGCAAATTCCGCCAATTGATAAGTAATCTTAGAGCGAATAGCTTTGGGAGACTTTACGCAGGTAGATTCATCCACGACAATCATCATACCTTTACGACGTGTCTTAGCAAAGAACCTAGCCACGGTATGACCTTCAGACTTCTCATTCAAGGCCTCTACGTTAACAGCTAAGATTCGGAGCTTATCCTTGTCGGGAACCATTAACTTGCGTAAAGCTTCTCGCTCGGCTAGACGCATCCCGGACCGATAGTTATGGCACTCGTACTTAACCTGTAGAGGCATATGTTCTGGAAGCTCGACATCTCGCCAGTTGGAATATTCTCCCTTCTTGGCTAAGATTAGAACAATATCGATCTTGTCCTGAAACCATAGCCAGGCCATCGTGTCGATAATAATCTTACTTTTCCCCACTCCCATTTCGCAGAATAAGGCATAATGTAATGTATCTCTACTTTCCTTCCAAATTTTAAGTTGATGTTTATAAGGTTTATAGACAAAAGGAAAAGTTTCATCAGTCATGTGGAGGAATCCAAGATGACGAGTGAGTAAAGTAAGGCATCTTTATAATTGTTTCAGCCTTTTCTCTCTTATATATTAAAGCAGAATATTCATCTTCATAGAGTATATGGAGGAAAAATTTAGCCTTATTACCTGTTAATGTAATCCTGAATATAGAACTATGTCTTTCTAAATTGGGTGCTTGACAACCTAAGGTGTTTTCAATAAATTGTTGGCATTTTTCTAAATCATATTTAGGCCCATTAAATCTAACTACAGCCGCTGGTCCATGTTGATTAGTCTGAATATTACCATTACCGTCAAGAAGACCACGCCAAAAATGCTTAGACTTGTAAAGAGGTTCATATAACTGAGTCTTGACGCCAAGATTATCTAAAATATATCCAACTTTGGCTGAAGATACTACATGATAAGTTACACCACCCCAATTAGTAATTGTAGAGTAAGTTTTTACCTTATTCTTTTTATCTATATGTTTAGCAAAGGCTTCAACTGCCTCTTTATGTACCTGTGAAAAGACAGCATTTTTATATTTACCTGGCCGTAAAATACAACCATCTGCTCTAAAATATCCTATCCAATACTCATCGACTGGAGTCAATGGAAAGTCAAACATAAAATTTAAATCCTTGACATTTTAGGCATATTTCTAGTCATTTCGGGGAATTTTAGTATATAACTTGTCATCCTGTTTTCCTGGAGTATCTAGGCATTCGCCTTCACAGCAATACATGATGCCTGAGCCAAAGCAACCTGGACATGGTTCACTATAAGGATGTAATTGTTGACGGTTTAGGAAACTACCATAGACCCGAATATCAGGTATTGATTCAGCGTAGATTTTGCCTTCACCATGACAGATAGAGCATCTCATCACTCACCACCTTTCAGGGTGCGGGCAACGCAGCGGCGAGGGTGTCCCGAGGGTCGCTGACACCAGAAGTGCGCATAGACCGCCCTCAATCCGTTTCCCCCGCCTACCCTGACTGATCAGGGGTTCCATCACTCATCGCCTTTCAAGAAGATCGCTCATGACCATCGCCATCCTGAATCAGGGTCGTTTGGCTTAAGTCGTTCGTTCTCTTCCCGCAGCTTCTTATTCTCTGCCCGCAGCCACTCGATCTCGTCATCCATAGTCTCTAACGCGTCGGCGGCTTCCAGCGCCACCTCGAACAGCGTCATGGCGTGCAGCTTGCGCAGCCGCTCCGGGAGGTTACTCATGGCCTGTCGATCCAGCGTAGAAGGCAAATAAGATGAGAAGCATGACAGCACCGACAAAGGCCCAGAGGAAAAAATCAGTCATCATTCACCTTTAAAAGGGGACTCATACTTATGCCAGATATGAGTCCCCCTCCTTCCAGGTTCAGCGTGAGGGTAACTAAACCTAGAATGGGATCTCTTCAAGATCCTCTTTAGAGTTTCCATCGATCGTTTGACCGCTGTGCTCTTCAAAGGCGGTCTCTTTTCCGCGAACCACGGCACCTTGTTTAAACTGCTCAGCAAAGTTTTTGGCTGCATGATACTGTTCGATACTTACCGGGTTCTCGAGTCGTTCAATATCCAGATTAGACCAGGTGTTGGTATCCTTCGTTTGCTTTATCGTCTTTAAACGATATGGGTAAAGCCAACGAGGAGCCTTTGCGGAGGTGTCTGGAATAAAGGTAGACATCAAAGTTTTATTCCAGCGTCTGCTTTTTACAAGCATCGAAGACTTCATTGGGATAATGATCTCTTCCCAACGATTATTATGTGGGTTTTTCATATACACGTAATGGTAGGCTGTTTCCACGATCATATGACCATTAGGAAGACGTGGCTTACCATTAGCATCTGGCTTGCATTGAGAGAGGATGTTACTCTCGACGCTATGATCTTGAACATAGCCGCCGCCATCATCGCGATGGACCCACTCTACTAACTTACGCTCATAAGCGCAAGGGATTACCTCAAGTCCAACTTCGCGGCCATCAAAGATTTCGTTGGTCACGTTGTTGTAGAACATTCCAGCCTTGGCCCCTTCAATATAGGCCTCAGAGTCTGGGTTGGCCTGTGGAGACAGGGCCTGTAAGACGTAGAGATAAGGGACCGCTACATCATCCATACCGAGCTGACTAGTGCCAGCGCCAGCATCTTGCATTACTTCTTTAAGGAAGTCCTCCGACAAAGCTGCCGGAAGCTGAGTTTCTGCCGGGGCAACAGCCGGCGTTTCTTTGTTTGCCATCTCAGGTTCCTTACTTCGCTGTGATCGTAAGCTTAGCTTTACGACCGATGAAGACGCCAAATAGATCTAATGGAAGAGCGGCGCCGGACTCTACCATCTCACGGACAAACGCTCGTAACGTTTGCCAGTGTACATTTTGACTGAGTTCAGGTGAAAGCTCAGGCCGCTGTTCATTGAGCCAGGTAACGAACTCTTTAGCGATTTCCAACTCGCCACGGCCAAAGTTCAAGCTGACATCCGTCTTAATGATACCTCCATGTTCGTGATCATCGAGCCAGGTATAGGCTTCCTCTCTGCGTTCAGCAGGGATCGAGGCATTATAGAATGAGGAGATGGTAATTTTTGTACCATCTTTAAGCTTAAATTCGGACATTCCGACCTCGTCCATAGCCTCAGGTAGATCATGCTGCTCGATACGTTCAAGTTTCTTTTTAAGCTCATCTAGCTCAAGTTCAGTAACCTTGACAGCTCGTTGAAGTTCAAGCTGTTGGGTGGCTAATTGAGAAATTCTATTTAAGGTACTGTCGCCAACCATGCCAGGAGCTTTGGACTCTTTTTCAGCAAGTTTAAATACATCAGTCGACATTGAAGTCCTCCACATGAGACTCATCTCTATATGTGATCTTAATGTAGTCATTCTTGAACTTATCCCACTTTAATAGGTTCAAGATGCCTAGCTTTTCCCACACGAGAGCCCCAGTTAATGCAATAATTGTTGGGTCCCCCATAAGGAGAATCCAATCACTTTCAGTCATATCTTGGATGCCGTCGGCGACCTTCTCGGCTAAGTGGGGTGTGGAATAGTTATAGTCGCCTGGAGGTAACAATACCTTAATGTTGCCAAACTTTAAAGCTTGACTAAGGTCTCTTCCCATTACCTCTTGAGTTACATAAACTTTTGCCATGCGCTCTCTTCCACTCTTTATGAAATTGTATCACGTTTCTGTTCTCTTGTAAACAATCCAAATTTAACTGACCAAGACTTGTCTTAACCTTGCCCAGTAAAAAGGCTTGGACAAAATGTCTATGGCAGCTAGGTCCGAGATGTTAAGTCGAAGCCACTTTTGATACTGCTCACGTGGCGCCTTTAAGATCTCATCAATAGGATAGATTGCGATGTCGCCATTCTTAAGTTGAACTATGACAAAGAGTCGTGCCCCAACACGCTGATATTTTCGTGCCCAGGGAAATTGAAACCTTTCAAAGAGTATCTTACCATTATGTTCTATCTTAGTTTCAATCCAACCCATTCGGCCTTCAATGCAGTAAAAGATATCAAACATGCCACCTTCAACAATATTCTCAACACGACTACACGCACCCCACTCTTCTATATGAGTCCGTAATCGAGCGTAAAGTATGGTCTCATCCACGATTACCGCCCCATGAGTCATAGATATCTTGGCCCACATAAAATGGAATCTCGGTGCGCATCTGTGTAGCCATAACATATCTCATCTCTTTGGCAACAAAGTCGTCAGGCCCACTCGAGGCATTTAACTCGTCATGGACCGCCATCAATGGGGTGATGCCTCGGCGATCCAACTCAACGATGCATTCCTTACACTGGTCGCCAGAGCTTCCTTGAATGATGGCATTCAAACCTTTATGTTTAAATGCTCGCTGGTACTTATTACCCCACAACCTGATAGCCTCTTCCTCAGAATGTACCATATAGTTGACACCATAGCGTTTCTTAGTTTCATAGTCAGATGGCTCGAATGACTTAAACCTCCGCTTTCGCCCTGTTATGGTTCTAACAAAACCATTCTGCTCAATTCTATCCTGTACCATCTTAATGAGTTGGGAAACAAAGGGAACACCCGTATGATATGCTTTAAGGATCTCGTCGCCTTTATTGACATCAACGCCAAGTCGAACTGCCATCTTATTACGTTGCATTCCATAGAGGGAACCGAGTGACAGGTCCTTTGCCTGAGGCCGAGGCAAATCCATCTGTGCCCTAGACTTGACAAGATCTATCGTTAACTTATGGTAATCGGTCTCAGGAGCCTCCTTAAACTTTTGCATAAAGATCTCGGAGACTGGAAGCTTCAACTTATAGGCAAACTCAATTACCCAACGAGGCTCTTGACTTGCCCAATCATTCTTGATGAATTTCTCGCCAAGCTCACCCACGAATCCCTTCCGGATCTCAGGTCCATAGATAGGGTCACGTGCTGGAATCTGTTGTAGATTTAACTTAGTTGAGGACATGCGGCCAGAACGCGTGCCAAGAGAATCACCCTCATCGGTCTCACTTCTTAGAGCATGCCATTGTGGATGAACTCGACCATTGACATGTGACTGTAGAATATTGTCTACGAAGTCCTTTTTCATCTTGGCTACAACTCGAAGATGCCTGATCGTCTCACAAAGTTCATCACCCTTTTGCTTGACGAGCCAGGCATTATCCACGGAGAGTTCCCCGCGAACTGTCCGGATATTCCTATAACCTTTTGCCTCGAGTGCTTGACCAATCTCTTTACTCGAGTTGAAGTTGATATGTCGACCAAGGAGCTTATCCATCTTTTGCTGAAGCGTATCTTGCCTAGCTTTATATTCTTTCGATAAACCCTGAAAATAGTCGAGGTCAACTCTAACACCGTTCCTTCGCATCTTCCATAGAACCGGGAGGAGCTCTGACTCAAGCTTCCATACCCGCTCAAGCTTCTCTTCATAGATCTTGTTCTCTTGCTGTAGAAAAATCTCTATTGGCTTTTGTGCATCGGCTTCGGCATATTCTGCCACGAACCTGGCGGGAATATAATGCATACCTCTTTTCGGCCCCACACCATAGACCGCAGCAGCTTCCAATAGACCGGCTTCAACCTTGCCTGTGCCAAGATAATGTTGGGAGAGGCTTTCAAGCGAATACCCATCTTTACGTTCCTCGTCAAGAAGAGGTTCGGCCGTTTGAATGTCACAGATCGTGCCATTTATTTCTGTAATCCCTAATGACCACAAGGCCTCAAGATCATAAATAAGATTAGCGCCACACTTTTGATTGTGAGCCTTTAATTGATCCTTAACATAACGTATTACTATGTCAGGATCATAATTGTCTTCGACGTGCCGGATTGGTAGATAGATGGCCTCATCAACTGAAGCAAGTGAGATGCCGCAGACAAATGCATCCCCACGAAGATAGCCTGGACCCTTTGCCATTAGATACGGATCGTGAGCCTCGGTATCAAGGCCAATGATTTTTTGCTGACGAAAATCAGGCCAATCGGTAGGTGAGACTGGTTTCCAGCTTGATTTCGGAACAAAAAGAGGGAGCTGGCCAGCTTGCGATATGGTGCGACTTTTGCCATAGTAGGTCATTTATTGTAACCTTGATGTGGTAATGTGGTCAAGGCCTTTTCAGGGGACCACTTATAAAATTTTAATCTGCGAGCAATACACTCCATGGATAAACCAGTTTCCTTAGACCATTCTGATAAATGTTGAGTTCTTCCAAAGGCTGTAATAAGATGGGCATTTTTCTTGTTCTTGTTACTTTCTGAAAGCGTAGCCCATCGAAGATTACCTTTAAGGTATCCTTTACTATTATTAATACGATCAAGTACAGAATATTCAGGAGCAGGTCCCATATAATCATAGAACTTATCAAAGCCATCCTTTTCTAACCATTCAGGCTCTACCTCCATGTTTTCGTAAATTGTTCCTTGATGACGAGCCTTCCAAGAAGGCATAGTTTGTTGAGTTCGAGCAATCATTGCAGAGAATGCAACATATTCTTTGATTACTTTTCCATTGATAGTTCTTGGTATGTCTTTTTTCTGAACACAACTTCTACAGGCTTTTGTGCGAGTTATATTATAATGCCACATACGCCTAACTTGGTTACAACCTAAACATTTAACTAAATAATAGTGCTGTCCTAAATAGGAGATAATTTCATGGCTATTATAAATTGAACCTGGCTTATAGATCATAACCATAATGCTGCCAAATCCTTCCAGTCTTTGCCCAAAGTTCCTTGCTTTGTGTATTGTGGGCATATTCTTCAGTGAATACAATTCGTTTTGTTGAGGTATTCATAAGTAACTTTGTACAATGGATACAAGGTGAGTGAGTTATGTAGCAGGTGTCAATTTCATAGACATCTCGACACTGTAGAAGTGAATTCTGCTCACTATGGATAGAGTGGCATTTATCTAAGCCAGTGCCTGAAGGTAAGTTGGCTCCTGGACATGGAAAGTCGGTACAGTGCGGCAATCCAGCAGCAACTCCACTAAAGCCTGTAGCCAAGACATGTTTACGATGATTGACCAAAACACAACCTACCTGTCTCCTTATACAGGTGCCTCGAGTTGCAACAAGGGCGGCCATTCTGAGAAAATATTCATCAGCACTTATTCGATCATTCATATGTCAAGCATCCCATTACCATTCCTTGCGATTCTCCATAGGTAACTTACAAACTCGTCCTCATCCTCGAACTTATATGGGTCGAAGTATGGGCCTTCTTTACTCTTATCTAGAATAGCCTCTTTGGCAGCTTCCCAATTCTTTTCATATAGATGCTGAGATCCTGCTTGCAAGGTTAAGTCACCTAGTTTAAGTTTAATATTGTAAACATTACGAAGTCTCAGCATAATCATTCCAGTCAACATTGTAAAATTACAGATATCATAGGGCCAGCCCAACCACAAGTCCGAGGATCTCATGGTATCAATGCAATGTATTCTGCCTTCACGTATAAACCACTGTACAGAAATTGTACATGGCACATCTTTAGTTTGACCCGGATTCTGACGCCATATGGTTAGAATTGCTTGGCGTGTATCTTGATCATTGGCAAGTGTCTTAGCAATGTATGCAAGTTGATCAATGACCCGCGGGCCATACGCTCCAAAGAAGGTCACACTGTCATCGCTAAACTTCTCGATGTCCTTGGAGAATGCCTTAATCGTCGAGACTCGGTTATCTCCAGACAAGATCCATGCCGCCTCGGCAGCCATAAACTTGTAGCCTAAATTTCTTACCTCATTCTGGATTACTGGCCATGTCATAGCAATTGAAGATTGAAAGGCCAGAATCTCTTTAGTTTTCATACCACGAGGTGAAGTAGTTTCCCCATCCATTAAGACGTGAACTAGATTATCTCTCCAAGTCGTTGTAGCACTATCCATCTTGGGACCTCAGCCAGTTGAATGTGGTTCTTATGTCCTCTGCACCTGTGTACTGTTTAAATCTTCGATAGTATTGTGGATGCCGTAAATAGGCATGGACATTAATCTTTTCCTTATTCAGGAAATTAACTGCGTTATCACCAAGTGAAATTACTTTGATATTGTGACTATATTCGCTGTCCATGAATTCTTTGATCATGTACTCATTGCCAGAGCCATCCGGTAAGGTTGCATTCATAGAAATGACTTCATATTCTGGCACATGCGACAACTCTAAGGCTTCAGCAAGCCATAGACTAGAGTTTCCATAATCGAACCAAGGCCAAACCTCTCGGCGAGTCTTAGGTTTAAGACGATCACCCACTAACAGATACTCTGCTTGGGCTGCATTACCAGTAAAGTTCATAAAGTCAATTCTAAAGGCAGGTTTCCATTGTGTGTATCGATAGTCTAAGGCAATTTCAGCAATATCTTGAACTACTGTAGGTAAGTCATGCCCTTGTTTCATAAAGTCATAAAGGTATGTACCAAATCTACGAGAGAAATACTGGTCCCAAAGCTGATTAAAGTAATCATAGACCTTCTCCATGCCCTCATCAAACATCTCAGTTCGTCTATCTTTAAGTTCATTGTAATGTTTAAGATAGGCATCCTTAGCTTTTGGAAAGCAAAGTATATAAACGACACTATGTTTTAAAGCAGGCTTTTCAAGTAAACGACCCATTAGTGGCCAAGGAGTTCCGTTACGATACGCCTTGGCGTAACAAAGTTCACTTGGCCACCAACGGTCAATGATGACGGGACTTTTCTTAGACCAATTCAACGCAGCGTAGATAGTCGCGGTATGATAGTCAAACATCTTGGTCTTCCACCTATATGTTAGGTGGATGTAACGTGCCTCGAAGTATTCGACTAGCACCTTGGCTAAGGTTGATTTACCAGTCCCGTCAGGACCATCAAGTACTATGATGGGAAACGCATTTATCATTGGGTTATCTTCAGCATCTCTTCCTTGATCTCATTCTTGATGGTACGTTCAGACTTCTTAATCTCTATCTCGAAGAGGTCAAGAATATCCTTGACTTTTGAATTGTTCGGGTATCCTATGCCGTTGATTAGCCACTCTACATTTACACGCAGGGCACGAGCAACTAAGATCCTTTCATTTGGCGACCGAATAGATGATGAGTGGATCAATTTCCAGTTGTTGATTGTGCTAACGTTGATACCTGTCTCGGCACTCAAGGAAGTGTCGGTGTACCCTGCCATAATCATGGCTAACCGAAACCTCAGGCAGAAACAATTAAGCAGCTGTGTCATCTGAGCCTCCTACTAGATCCTTGAGTGATGCTGGTGCCCAATTCTTGGGCTTTATAACATCATATGTACTGCCACGTAAAGAATCTTCCTTACGCTTAGCCCTTACCTTTTGCATATTAGCTTCATGCACCCGGTCAAATCCCACATCGAACTGGAATCCCTGCATGTATGCTGTTCCAAGGGCAACATATACCAGGTCAATGAGGGCATCGAACTGCTTCTCTAGATCCTGGTTAAGTACAGCTTCACAGTACTCGTTCAACTCCTCCTGCATAAATTTACAACGAAACTGAGAAAGTTCTTTAGTAAGATGACGCGGTGGGCCATCATATGTCAACTCAAACTTGGTATGAAATTCTCTGATAGACTCGAAATTCGTTAGCTTCTCAAGCTTTGTTATTCTACGCTCTAGTCCTTGATGGGTCATACCGACCTTCTCCTATTTCTGGATTAAGATCACGCCAATTGGCGCTTGATGTCCATGGCTTCTTTTCATCGTAGTGAAGTGTAGGGAACTTTCGCTGGTAGCCCTCATATACCGGTACCAGCGTCCAGAGGCAATTTCTCGCCTCGGCAGGATACAATGGTGCAAAGATTGTTGCAAGGTAGTTGGATTCGTAGTAATCATGTAACTTATCATAGATGACTGAAGCCCCATTATAGTCTTGAAAAAGGAGATGTTTGTAATCACGTTGCGAAGCGAAGGTACCATGGCGCGCTTCAATTGCAAAGCCGCACTCTTCAATCGTCCAGCCTAACGCCTCGTGCTTCATCTCATTAACATGGTTGTCTGCGAGATGTACAACATCCCAGTTCGGTGTTGACAAGAAGAAGATACCAAACTTATTCATCCGCAAGATATGCGAAGCTTTAAGAAGAAATGCTCGCACATGGGCCGGTTCGATATGCTCAACAACTTCGAAGGAGACAAGAACATTGGGCAAGTGGAAATAATCTTCCTTGTTGTCTCCACGAATGTTGATCAAGTCTCTGCCGCCAACATCCTTATCAAACCACACTCGGTCCGAGGCAAAGTCAACACTTCCGAAAGCATTCATTGGAAATTTGCCCGTATGAAATGGGCTGGTATCGAACTTATGATAAGGATTGTAATCGATGCCGAGATACTCCTCCACAATAAGGCGTGAGGAATACAGTGTCTTGGCCAAAGGCAACTCTATCCCGCAACCAATGTCAAGAATACGGGCTGCCTTATACCGGTTGTATTGTCGCAGATACTTGACAACATGTGTCCATCTTAGGCAATGTGCGATGTAGTCCGCGTGTGGGAATCCTCGATTACTTGCTGTGTTGATGGACAAAAATGTAGTGTCTATGCTTTTCCCTCTTGCATTTATCATACCATGTTCCTTGGATCAATATGACCCAAAGATTATATGACAAATGAATTAGAATGTAAACAATGAAGACTCAACTTGCCCTAATGAGAGCCTCGAGTATTCCTGCAGCAGCTTCATATTTCAGCTTAGCTTTATGTTCAGCCTGCCAATAGTTTGGAGGCAAGTTCTCCTTATTCAGGAAGGCATAAGAGATAAGCTTTTCAAGATCTTCCTTAGCCCGCTCCCACTCCTGCAGGTTCTTGTTGACTACTAGCTGAGTCGCCATAATCAACGTTGTTGTCATTAAGTTTTCTATTCCGCCAGTATCTTGCTGTGTAGATGACATTTTCATCCCAGTTGCTCTTTGTTACCATCCAATCTAAATAGCTCAAAGGCACGTTTTGCCATAACTTACCGTTATGTTCACCGAAAGTTACCTTTCTTAACTTGACCGGTTCGTTAGACACGGCGAACATACCAGGATAAGGATCCTCCTTCGTGGATCGCTCAAGAATCTTGGCAAAGATGTTCGCGGTAATTTCTGCATCGTAAAGGGCACGATGGGGAATTATTCCGTGTGTGGGGTCAGGTATGCCAAGCCAGTATCTGAGGGCTTGGTTGCTGTAGCTTGGAGCCTCTGGCCACACGACATTAGCAAGCTTCCAAGTACAAAGCCAACTGACATCGCCAAGATCAAGGTGTACACGGTCGAACTGTGCATTATGCGCCACAACATACTCGAAGTTCTCCGCAAGCAGTGGTTGTAAGGCGGCATCAATATGGGGCGCATCCTTAACATGATGATCACAGATATGATGTATAGCACTTGCCATACATGGGATCTCTATGCTAGGATTCACTAAGGTGGAATAGACTTTAACGATCCGCGGGCCTTCCATTAAGATGCCAGCAACCTCAACCACACGATCATTCGGGGTTAATCCTGTCGTTTCACAGTCAACAATAAGGACATTACGCTCTATCATGGAAGCCTCCAGCTCTAAGGAGACTATATCACAACTCGAGGCTGAATGATACTATCCAGCCTCGAGCTAGCCTAGATGTTATTTACTAGGATTACGATTAAGTACCTCAAGAGAAGCCTTAGAAGCACTGAGTGTAACGTTAAGATCTTCGATACGTTTCTGAATGATCGACTTCACCTCCTCAGCTTCCTTGATATCCTTCTCGATGCCAGCAATAATCTTCTCGATCTGTTCTCTCATCAACCGTGTTGCCCGGTCAGTGTCCGGATTGGTAGCATTTTCCACGGCTGACGTAACCTCCGTTGGTTTTAGAACTAGTCGAGGCTTACCCATTTGTAATGGTTGCGATAGATCTGCCTCAAGTTCCTTGGCTAGTTCGTTTTCAAGCTCTCTCATGTACTCGCTTTCTATTAGGCAGCAGCTTGCTGCGGGTTGAAAATATGGACACCCTTGATGTCCTTTACGCACGACAGCTCTAGCACTCTGCTGTTGTACATTGCCCATGTTATGAGCCTCGTAAGCCAGTTCTTTACCTCGGCATCTGAGAAGTTCACAACATATTCGTTAGAGACAAGGTCATCCTCGGCCTCGTCATCGGTTATGATTACTATGACTCTCATGTAGATTGGCGGTTTCATTCTCCGAACTCCGCAACAAATAACAGAGAAAATATTCCAAGCTTAATTGAAGGGTCTCGTCTCATTTCCTCCCTAGCATACTCCCTAGCTACAACTAAAGACTTATCTGCAAAGAGAATAAGATCAAGGTTAAACTTGTCAGGGTTTAATCGAGGGTTATCTGAAATGTCAAAGACGATGTAAAGAGTCGTTGGTTCCCATGGAATGAAGCTCTCAGCCAAGTAGGAAAAGTGCAAGGTATCTTCTAACTTTACCCTAACCTCGATTAGCCACTTGCGCTGAGTCCTATTCCACGTTACTTTAGTAACGACTAAGCGATCCCCATGCTTTAACAGCGGGGTATCAGCCTGAACGTAGGTAACTAGATCCCCTACCTTATAGGGAGGTTTACCTGGGAAGTCGGATAAATTTTTTGCCATATGTTCCCACTACAGGAGCTTTATAACATTATATCATAAAATTGGGTGAAAATAAATTGGCTACTTAACGTGTACATATTGGCCATTATGACCTATATATAGTATAGATGGACGTGGGCCTGAGTGATCCGCCCACACCGAAAGGCTCATATTGAAGGTGTGGCCGTCCTCAAACTTGAAATCGAAACGGAGAGGCTGTGCACAGGGGTTAGTGGAAGAGCCTCTCCGTTCGACCTATCTAATAAATGGACGGGGCGCATCCATCTACTAAATATCTTGCATACTAGAAGGCTGACCCCATTTACTATCAAGCCGAGGGAATCAGGCTTGATACGGGGGTTTGGGGGTAGTAGGCAACTAAATGAGGCCAGCCTGTGGTGAGTCGAACCGCGAAAAGTTCATCACCACCTCATGATTATGTCACGGATTTTTCGCATTGTACACCTAAAAATGCAAGGCTGCCTTGTCTCTAGGATCTCCAGGAAAATTGGATGATAGACTTTATATAAAAAGTCCCTGGAATGACTCAGGGTATGCCCATTTTGTCAAGGAATAACACCGAAGACCATTGTCTTTGGCCATTTTAACTCAGGTCAATTATGTTGGCTATATGACGGTTACGTGACGGTCATGTTACCGCCAGTGTCACTTTGCCGATTTACATTTAAATCAAAACAGGATACAATATTTAAGTAATACGAAAATTTAACAGAGAGACAGAGCGATGGAAATCCAAGCCTCGGTTGATGGCACTTCTGAAGAATTGATCCAAAACGAATGGATCATTGTATTTTACCCGAATACCTGCGCACTACGACTACACCCCACACTTTATGCAGCCCAGTCGACCTTAGCAAGACCGTCTTGGCCTGTACACCTTTATAGATCACCTGCAGATTTTCGATTAAGGCATGATCATTTAGCCCTTGAAAAGTTCTGGCGTGCATTATATGCTGACCGTGTTCGATATGGTATGCCAAAGTATGCAACCGGCCCATTAACTGATCATGATGCGACTCCACCAGATCTTCCCACCGAACTCTTCTGTAAAGAGTTGTGGAATTTTATGGAACGTGTCGGTGATCGCGTACTTCGGTTATCGACTCAGCATGTACGTTCTAAGGAACATTACGAAGTAAAGCAGAAAGAAATCTTCGTGTTGATGGGGGATGTGAAACTATTCAACGACTCCTATCCAAAGCAGGCACGAATCATACTAGATACGTTAGCCCGTCAAGAATCCCCATATATTCTTGAGGCCGACTTGATGAAACTGATGAATTACCTCGTCGTCCAAGGAAAGTTGAAAACTAAGCAAGATAGTTGGCGAATTTTCCAGTATTATCGGCCACAGTTCCTAGATGCAGGGCTCCTAGTCCGAGGCGACAATGCTAATGGTGCAGATGACGAATTCTGATTGGCAGGGTGATGGCACAAATAACAGCTGAGGAAATCGCAAGGGCATTAGGGCAAGGTAAAGAGTCGAGGGGTAGCGGCAATAGTTGGAAGACGATGTGTCCATCACATCGTGACGAGCACCCATCTTTATCTGTTAGCGATGTTCATGGCAAGGTCCTTGTTCGTTGTCATGCTGGCTGTACCCAAGAAAAAGTAATCGAAGATCTTAAGCTTCTTAATCTGTGGCCCCGTTCTGAATTCGAGGGTCGCGCATCTTGGGAGTCTATCATTCCTGTACCTTATGGTGTACAGAGACCAAAGGAGTTCGTTCACTTTAAACACGGCATACCCTCAAAGGTTTGGGAGTATCGTGATCTTGAAAATCGGCTGTTAGGATTTATCTGCCGTTTTAATAAGAAAGATGGCGGTAAGGAAATTATTCCGCATACTTATTGCCAATCAGATAAGGGTGAGCAAAAGTGGTATTGGAAATTGTGGCCGAAGCCACGACCACTTTATAATCTTCACAGGCTTAAAGATTGGGAAGGCCCGATCATTATCTTTGAAGGTGAAAAGGCTGTAGATGCCGGTCAAAAGATCTTTGGTGCGACGCATCTTTGTATGACTTGGCCAAGTGGTGCCAAGAATGTAAAGGCAGCTGACTTTGATGTCTTAAATCAGCGTGAGGTCATATTATGGCCAGATGCTGACAAGCCTGGCATCCAAGCTATGAAGGAAGCTGCCGAGATTCTTCTTACCATAGCAAAGAAAATCCAGATAGTAACTATTCCTGAAAATCTTCCTGAAGGTTGGGATGTGGCTGATCCTTTACCTGAAGGCTTAGATCATCAGAAAATGTTGAGGGATACCTATGACTTCGAACCTGATAGTAAAGGAATCATCGAAGAATTTAATAAAAAGTATGCAGTTGCCATGGTTGGTGGCTCAACTGTTATACTTAAAGAGGAAATTGATGAGGAAGGAAAAATTTTACTTATTCAAATATCTCCTAACTCTTTTCATCAATTCCATAATAATAAATTTACCCAAGTTGGTAAACAACAGATGCCAACATCTAAATATTGGATGACACATGAGGATCGAAAAACCTATGAACGTATTATCTTTAAGCCTGAATTTAAAGGTTCATTGAATGGATCCTACAATCTTTGGCGTGGATTTAGTGTTGAGCCTGATAATACAGGTGACTGGAGCATCTTCAAAGACCACTTACTTAACAATATTTGTCGAGGAGATAAGGAACTTTATGATTGGGTCTTTGGCTGGTTTGCTCACATCTTTCAACATCCTGGTCATAAGTCAGGTACAAGTTTAGCATTACGTGGTCGTCAGGGTGTTGGTAAGACGATTGTTGGAAAGATCTTTGGTAGATTAATCCAACATCATTATACTTTAGTAGATGAACCCAGACAAGTGTTGGGTCAATTTAATGCCCATTTGGCTTCAACTATCTTATTGCATGCTGATGAGGCTTTCTTTGGTGGAGATCCCCGACATGTTGGTAAGTTAAAGTCAATGGTTACCTCCGATACTCAACGTATTGAAAACAAGGGAAAGGATAGCTACGAAGTAGATAATTATCTTCGTCTATTAATTACGAGTAACCAAGACTGGATTGTTCCTGCAGGGTTTGAGGAGCGTCGGTTTGCTGTACTTGACGTTGGTGATGACCAACGTCAAAATGAAAAATACTTCAGTCAAATGACTAAGCAGATGAAGTCTGGTGGTTATGGTGGATTATTGTATGATTTGCTAAATTATGAACTTGGCATGGTAAACATATATAAGATTCCAATGACTAAAGCTTTACGGGATCAAAAAGAGTTGTCGATGTCGCCAATCTATAAATTTTGGCTTACCTGTCTTATGAATGGTGAGATCTCACCTGCAGATCATGGAGAGTGGCCTAGTGAGATAATCAGTCAAACCTTCTATGAGATGTTTCTAACATATGCTAGGTCACTGAATATAAGGCACATACCTACCCAGAATGAGTTTTTCAGGGACATTAAGAAGGCAGCCCCAGAGGATGAGATTAAACGAATTCGTGGAAAATTCGTCAACGGCTATCGACCTTGGGCTTATCGACTTCCGACACTTGTCAAGGCAAGAAAATACTTCGATCAGATGAATGGTCACGCACAAGATTGGCCAGAAGAGGGAAATAGCAGCCAAGTAGAGGATGAGATCCCCTTCTAGGTAAAAGCACCCCGGTTCAAGGCCGGGGTGCCTGAGAGTTAACTTGCATACTTCTCGATGACGGCATCTCGGCCGAGTTTTCGATATTCATTATAGATCTCTCGCGGATTTAATTTCTGCTCGAGGACATTTTGCCGAATAATCTTAGGCAAGGCATTCCGGTACATTGCAGCCTTGTCCTCTGTCATGAACTTCTGCCACGGTGCCGTTTGCCTTATAGCTAGTTTCTTGGCCATTGGTTTATTCCTTACTCTTTACTCAGAATACTGTCACAAGTTAGATTGTAGCATCCTTTTTTATTTACGAAAATCTTGGAAGACGTGGCAAAATTAGCTCAAGGTAATGACGTGGCTACTTTCAATTAGCCTATTTACTTTTCGAAAAAAAGTGAGTATATTTAGAGAGTGAACAGACACCAAGAATGCGTGTCAAAAACCGAAGGAAGGAAATAGCATGTCTCAGAAACTTAAGCTGCTTCGTAATCTCAACGAGGGCGAAAAGATGGCCCCGCAGTTGAGGGCGATTGTTGAGGCTCTCAGCGAGATCGGTATTGGCAAGGAAGTTGATCGTAAGGAATTCGTTAAGGTTCTTTCAGATCGGCCAGAGAAGTTGGTAACTCGCCAGCCTGTCGAACGGATCCTCGCGTATTACGCTCCTCAGCTCAAGGAGCAGGGTCTCGTCGAGTTCATCCGCAGTGAACCTGCAGCGAAGACTGAAAAGGCTGCGGCAGAAAAGCCGGCCAAGGCAGAGAAGCCGGTTAAGGCTGCCTAATACTTCATCGCTGCTTACCCCTCTCTTTCTTTAAAGGCTCCCGGGTGTGCCATCATCCTCAGGAGCCTTCTTTTTATTCAGGCGACCTTGGCATAATGAATTAGCCCTATTTCCCCCACATGAAAAATAATGTATAATGATAGGGTAAATTGTATTAGGTGCCCAAGGAGCCCTATCCATGTTAGAGAAGGAGATGCCGAGGCCTATTCAACTCACTGAGGACGAGCGTGATTTTATCACGAGGATATGTCACTCAGCCTTGAAGGAAGCCCGTAATCAGCCAGAGCCTTCAGAAGAGACCATTATCTTCCGAAGAACGATCCTAGATAAGTTGGCTTATGCCAAACGACACTGGGAATAGGCTCAGATTGATTTTTTACAGGAAAGGCGGGGTCAGCCCCGCCTTCCACTGTTTCATATCTTGATCATTTAATTCTTACCGATTTACATATTTTTGGAAACGTGATACTATAGTCTTTGGGAATAAGAGAGAAAGAGAGCTTTCCAATGAGTAAATACCGAACAACTGTAGAGATTATTCGCTCCGGTCAACCTGAGCCGTATGCAGATACGGAATATGTTGTCCAGGTTACCTTTGAACGTACCACCTATCAAGATGGTGACCAGACCTTTCATCCATACTTTATGGCTGAGGAGTCTGCCTTAAGAAATTTAAGGAAGGTGGACGGTTTCATTGAAAGAAAACGTGGCGAACGGCGTGAAGGTGAAGGCTATATGGATGCCGACTTCGCTACGTATCTTGACTATGTAAAGCCAATTGATCATGAACCAGGCGAAGTTTATGCTCAGGAAAATTATTTACTGGGTCCTCTCGCCTCGATCTGGGAATTCCGAACTGTTTCTCGTTACACAGACTAGGAGGGCAACATGCCAAAGTTTGAGATGGAGATGGAAAAAGGCCAGCGAGATAATCTCGCCCAGGCCTTGGAAGAAGGCAAGAAGGTCCAAGAGCTTCTACTCAAGGGCGACTGGTTTGTCCAAGATTTCAACTCGATCACGTTACAGGATAAGTTGGATCTCTGGGAAGCCATCATTGAAGATTACGACGTTGCTGTCGAAGACGGCGAAGTCAGTGAAGATGGCACAGTAAACATTGACGTCGACTATGGCGATGACAAAGACGACGAGTAAGATGGTTCAATTCGGACTATTGCCAAATGATATGGCGAAGGAGGTCGTGTTGGCCTCCTTCGAACACTTTAAAGATTGGCCGATCACATCTGCTGAGGCCTTTCGCAATGCACTTCTCGGCGTCAATTCCATGATTGCCGTCAATCCTATACTTGACATCCATGAACCTGCAGCGGCTAAGTTTCTACAGACCACTATAGAAACAACCGTGAAGGAAGGCCGAATGATAGATTTTGGCTTCATCCCAAATGAAGTCTTCAGAATCGAATCAGCACGTTCCCAAGATCTTTACATAGAAGGTGCCTTTACCCACCCATTTGGTGATTGGCTTGGTGTCACGTCATGGGAAGGTGGCTCGAATGC